AGTGCCCTATCACAAGGTGTCCACTGACGTGGGCGACAAACTCACCGCCATGCTGGCGACCTATCTGATGGTGCGCCGGGCCAAAGCCGCCCGGCAAAACTGATGACCGCCAACGATAAGTTGTTCCTCCAGGCGATCGGCATCAAGCCCGAGGAGATCGTGCCGGCGGCGGTCGCCGGCGCGCCGATGGCCTACGAGAAATGCCCCAACTGCGGCCGGAACCGCCACCGCTTCATCGAGGACGGGTTCTGCTTCTGCCTTTCGTGCGCGGCGCGCGAACAGCGGGAAAAACGCTACGAGGCGGCGCTGGCCCGGGCCAATGCCGCCGCCGATCTGGACCGTCTGCATGTCAAGACCGTGGACGTTACCTACCGCGGCTTCCAGATCGCGCACCTCGACGGCGTGGGCTGGTGCTACCGCTGCCCGCCAGTCGAAATCTTCCGCCACTGGATGAAGGCCAACTCGTTTGAGGACGCCCAGCGCCGGGTCGACCGCATCGTCACCGCCGAGTCCAAGGAGTACGACGAGCCGATCGTCGCGCAGAACCAGTGCCGCGAGTGCGGCTCACCGTGCGGCCAGATGCGCTGGTGCGGGCCCTGCGGAAAGGCGAAGTTCCTATGAAAACCAACGGGGCCGACATGCAGATCGCCGAGTGGCGCGACCGCTACGACGAGATGAAGCACAGCGAACGGATGGCGGTGCGCGCCAACATTGAGCTCCAGAAGGCGATCGGCAAGGAGCGCGATCAGGTGGAGCGGTTGCGCAACGCGCTCTTCGTGCTCAACGCGCGGTTCCATTCGGTCTGCAACTCGATCGGCCCGCATGTGTCGGCTCTCTACCTGGAAGATCTCGCCGAAGTCAGAGCGCTTCTCGGGGGTGTTAGTATTTCTTCGAAGGAGCCAGCATGCCCTACGACACACCAGTCCAAGACGCCCCCGTCCAGGAAGAATACCTGAATCCCCCGGTAGTCACTCCCGTTGAAGTGACTCCCCTCGTCATCGAACCGCCCACTGCCGAACAGTTGACCGTTTTGCTGACGGCCATCCGGAGGATCGCGCCCTTGAGCGCGCGGCGTGTCGTCGAAATCATCGATGCCTTCGCCCTGCACTACTATCCCGATGGCTGGCCCGAGCCGGGTCCGCCCGAGCCGCCGCCCGATACGGTCATGAACAATTCGATCAGTTCGGCCTCGATCCTCACGCTCTCGACGGTGCCCAAGGAAGTAGTGCCGCTGTTCCCCGCCGGCTCCGCGCTCGAATTCCGCGGGTGCGCGGTCACCTTCACGTTCGGCACGCTCCCGTATGTCGACGCGGGCGGCTTGGCCGCTCTCCAGATGAAGATCGGCGACGTGGTGGTGTCCGAAGACCTCTCGTGCGGATTCATGTTGGGTTCGGCGAGTTCGACGGCGGCGTTTACCGCGCTCCCCGGCATCGCGCTCCAGCCCGATCTGCCGATGACGCTCGTCATGGTAGGCGGCACGCTGACCGGCGGCGATTCAAGCATGATGCTCGACATCACCTACGGCAAGCATCCGCCCTCCGGTGCTGCCGCCGCCGCCTCGATTCCTCCGTTTAAGTTTGGAGTTGAATAATGCCTGACGAAACTATCGAAGAAACCGTCCTCGTTGAAGAACGCGAAGTCCTGCCGCCGCCGACCATCGAGGAATTGCACACCTTCCTGCTCCAGGTGCGCGAGGCTGCTTATATCTCGGCGCTCCAGACCGCCGTCCTCATCGACGACTGGATGGCGAAGTATCCGCTCCCGCCGCCGCCCGAAGCAGACGAAGAAGCCGCGGCGTAACGATTCCGGCCGCTTAGGTTCCTTGTAGGGCCGGGCCAACACGCGAGGCGCGGCATGGTGTTCGGACGACCCATGCCGCGTCGTTGGTCTTATACTCCCTTGTAAGTGGCACGTCCCAACAAACCCTCCCAACCTCAGCCGGAAATCCAGCTCACCTCCGAACAGGCCGCGCTCACGATCGGCTCCTACAACCGCACCAAATTCATCCACAACGGGCAGCTCGTCTGGGAAGCCAATCCCGGCATGCAGGAGATGATCTTTTACTGGAGTAATCCGGAGGGCGTCGTCTTCCTCGACCCGGTCACCCACGCGCCGCTGCCGCCCAACAAAAAATTCATTTGCGATGAGATCCTCGCCGGGGGCCCTCGCGGCGGGGGCAAGACCAGCGCCGGGATCGCGTGGGCCGCGCTCTATGTCCACGAACCGAAATACGTGGGCACGCTCCTTCGCTTAAGTAACGAAGCGATGAAAGAGACCATTGAAAAGGCCTGGTCGGTTTACAGGTTGATGGGCGCGGTGAAGAAGGGGAATCCAACCAGTTTCATGTTCCCCACGGGGGCGATGATTTATACGGGTTATTTGAAGGACGATGCCTCATTCGAGCAATACAGGGGGCACGAGTATCACCGCATCGTTATAGAAGAGGCCGAGCAGATCAAATCGGAAGCGCTCTATGCCGCCATTCTGAGCTCGAATCGCACGTCAGTGCCGGGCCTGCGGCCGCAGATCCTCCTGACCGCGAATCCCGATGGTCCCGGCGCGCACTGGCTCAAAGCAAGGTTCGTCAAAGTGCGCCGCCACGCCAACGGCGAACTGTTTCCTTACGGGACGCCCATCTTCGATCCGCACTCGCGGCGCGTGAAGATCTACCTGCACGGACCCTTGAAGGACAATCCGCAATTGCTCGCGCAGGACCCGCATTACGCCGATCGCCTCAACGATCCCTCGCATCCGGAGTCCCGCCGGCGCGCGTGGATCGACGGCGACTGGGACATAAGCGCCGGCATGTTCTATCCCAATTTCCGCCCGCGGCTGTTGTCGCAGGAAATGAAGGAATTTCCCGAGGCGTACCATGTGATCCCCTCGTACACGATCCCGGCCTGGTGCCATCGCTGGATGAGTTGCGATTGGGGCCACAAGCATCACACGGCGGTCTATTGGTACGCACTCGCGCCGGACAAACGCATTCACGTCGAAGACGAGCTGGTGATGGCGGGCCTCGGCGCCGATGAGCTTGGCGCGGAGATCGCCCGGCGCTCTCTCGCCATGCTCGAGCGCATGAAGGAGCCGCGCCTCCGCTGCTATCTCTCGCCCGATGCGTTTCAAGTTCGCGACAAAGATCACATGATCAGTGATCAGATCGCGTACGGCGTGCAACGGATCCTCGGCCCGGGCAGTTCAGTGATTATGGAGTTCACGCCGCAGGAGCTGGCCATCTCGAAGCAGGATCCGCCGGGCGCGATGCGGATGCGGGAAGAGCGCCTCGCGCAATCCGACCTCGACGGGTCTTCGATCTGGTTCACGCGCGCCAACTCCGCGCGCGAGGCCGGGTGGGAATTCATCCGGGGCCTGTTCCGCTATCAGCCGCTCAGGCGCAAGGCTCAACCCGACGAGCAGTTCGCCGAGATGATCATGCGAACCAAGGGGATCGTGGCCTACCAGAAGTACATGGACATGTTCAACGTCCAGCACGATGAAGTGCTGCCCCGGGTCCGGATCCATGACAAGTGCGCCATCCTCATTGAAACGATTCCGAAACTGATCTCGGATTACCCCAACAACCCGGAAGACGTGAAGAAGTTCGATTCGACCGAGACGACGATCGGCGACGATCCGGCCGATTCGTTCCGCTACGGCTGTATGGGGTTCCGCGATCACGAGTCGAAAGTGCCGCGCGAGATCTATATCGGCGAGGAGATCGACCGGATCGCCGCGGCCAACGTGCAGGACCAGGACTACAACATGAAGATCATGATCGCCCAGCAGGCCCAGAGAAGATACGATAAGCAAAACAATGCCAGCGAGTCCTGTATTTTATGGCGTGACGCTATGCTACTGAGGAAAGGTCAGATCAACAAATGAGTCCTTCCATGGAAGAATTGGGCGCGGCCCCCGCTTCGCTCGAAGAAGAAGCCGCCCCGATCGGGCGCTCTACCGCCGCCGGCCCGGTCCCGAAAACGGGCGGAACCTCGGTCACTCACGAGTCGGTCAACTACACCTCGGCGGCCGAGCGCTGCGAGACCTGCGAATACTTCGACGAGAACGCCTTCATGTGCAAGAAGCACAAGTTCGATGCCGAGCCGCAGGGACACTGCGACAGTTTCGAAGTGATGGGCGGCGAGGGCGGCTCCGAGCTTCCCGAAGGCGAGGGCGAAGAGGATATGGCTGACCTCGAGGAAGAACCCGAAGAGCTGGAAGAGGAAGAAGCGTACTGACCGCCATGCGCCCCGGCCTCTGGTCCTCGTTCCTCATGTGGATACCCGGCGTGCGCCAGGCGTTCGACACCGCCAACGAGAAGGCGCTCGAGGCGGCGCGGTTCCAGGGCGAAATACTCGCCATGCGTGCAAGACTCGAAGCGTTAGAGACCGAACGGATCGACTTGAACCGGGAGAAGGACGCCGCCTACAAGCTCGTGATCAACATATTCTCCCAATATTCCTGGGGGAAGAAGCAGTTCGAGGATATCGGCGGCATGCCCCCGCAGTTCCACCCGCAGGGCGGCGCGATCGAGGGCGACACCGTCAACGCCTCGACGCTGATGGCGCGCCTGAAGGGCAAGGCTTTCGAGGACTTCTACCGCGAGATGGACGCCATGAACGCAGGGAGCGACTAGATGGCAGACTACAACGGACGGCCCATTACACGCTACGGATCGCCAGCGACCAAGTTCAACACGCCGCTCTCGTTCGACGAGGAGTTGAAATTCCAGAAGCACAAAGAGAAGTACTCGCCGCGCGATTCCGGAGAAGATTACGACGAACGCGGCGCTTGGCTCGCTGGCCAGCAATCCGATCAGACCAAGGGCGAGCACGGTTCCGACCGCTGGAAGAAGCCTAACCATCCCACGCAGTCCGACGAGAGCATCTATGCCGGACATGGGCCCGCCGGCAAGTGGCTGCCCGAGGGCGGATACGTGCCGCACGGCGGGCTGCTCAAAGCCAAGCTCCAGGACGACATCAAAGCCGCCGATCCGCGTACCGAGCCATCCATGCGCGCCCGCAACGCTTGGGAGAGAGATAAGTGATCGCCGATACCGATTCGAAAACAGTCATCACGCCCGCTGACTTCGTCAAGAGTTACTCAGGCCAGCTCGGCAAGTGGATCTTAGAAGACCTCGACCGCCCGCTCTCGGCCGCGCGCACCGCGCAACTGCTGAGAGCCAAGCGCGCCCTGTTCTATTGGGAAGGAAAACAGTACGGCCACCTCGCGTGGGACTCGCACATGGGGAGTTTCGATTGGGTGCCGATGGATTTTAAAGAGGAAACGCAAAGGGTTTTTTCGAACGTTTACAACATCATCTTCTCCGATGGGCAGAAGTTCAACAGCCTCGTGGGCCAGCGCCGGCTGAATCAGAAAGCCGTGCCGGACGACTCGCAGAACAGTTCGCAGACCGAGGTCGCCTCGAAGGCGAACACCATGGCGCGGCATCTGCTCAGATATTGGAAACTGCAGCGCCGGGCGCCGAATGAAATTGCCGAGGTCATGTGGAACACCGGACCCTGCTACGGGTTCGTGGAGCATGTCATCGACGGGCGCAAACACGGCTATCACACCGAACCCGTGTACGGCATGGAAGAAGTCGCCGGCCCCGGCGAACTCATGTGCGTGACCTGCGGCGCGAAGTCTCCCGAAGGCAGCCCGCAGTGCATCAACTGCGGCGCGCCGCTCGATCCCGCCACTTCCCCGATGATTCCAGGACCCCCGATCCAGCAGACCATCCAGCAGGGCGAGGAAATGTACGCCAAAGGGATGCCTGAGCTTGAGCTGCTCTCCTGCGTCCAGGTGATGACGCCATATGAATGCAAATGGATCGACGACGACTGCGAGTGGCTCGACTACTCGTTCCCGCTGAGTAAGCAAAAAGCGAAGCTCGTCATGCAGCGGCTGAATGCGGCCAAGAAGGACATGACGGCGATCTCGGACTGGGACTCGGACGAGAACGTGGCCGAAGCCGCCCGCATTCTCGAAGAAATTCAGAATCCGAACGACCGCACCATCGATCGCGTGCAGGAAACGGTGTCGTACGGGCGAAGGTGGCTCAATCCCAAGGCGTACGACGGCATGCCGCGCGATATGCGCCGCGCCTGCGAGAAGATTTTCGAGGACGGCTGCGTCATTCACCGCATGGGCGGTCGCCCGGTGGCGGCGATGCCCGCGAAAATGACCGAGCACTGGAGTGTCTGCAAAACGGGCACCAATGCGTATATCAACGGGCCGGGCCTCTGCCACAACATCATGGGCCAGCAGGACTCGATCAACAATTTCTGGAATTGCGCCGATGAGACGGTGATGCGCGGCATCCCCAAACACATTGTCGACTCGCAGATCCTGAACCCCGAGACGGTCAAGAAATCCGGCAGCGTGGGCGAA